TGACGGGCTCGATGCCGCCGTAGGCAACGGCGCCAACTACGCCTTCAGCGGGGGCTGTGGTGTATGCGGTCTGAGACATGGGGAAAGCTTTCGGAAATGCAAAAAGCCCGAAGGCTTCGAGAGCCCCGGGCTTTGCTGGGTGGTGGTCTTTAGAGAGAGAAGAGCGGCGTTACGCCGTGTAGATGTCGTAGCCGATCGGCTTGACCGTCGACTCTTTCGAGTCTTGCGTGAGGCCCAGACCGAAGTCGACGGAGCGCGTCTCACTCAGCTGGCGGTTGAGCTCTGCTTTTTGCTCGAGCGCTTTGGAGGCCATGCGATAACTCGCAAGCACTTCGACCTCGGATAGGTCCTTGTCGTCAAATGCGCTGTCGAACGTCTTGATGACGTCGGTGCGCACTTGGCGAGTTGACTTGCCTTTGAATGAGTAGGCGCTGCCTAGCAAGCGTTGAGCGTCGGCGCGTACCTCGGCGCCCTCTTGAGCAATGCGTTCGATGTCGTTCGCGTCCAAGGTCTTTTTCTCCTGTTCTTGAATGGGTGCCGGTGCAGCAACGGGAGCAGCGGCCTGTTGGGGTGGACTGTCTAGCGTTGCTGGGGCCGCAGTCGGCGCGGCTCCCGAGTTGAGCAGTTGGTTGAGTGCGGGAAGCAACTTCACCAGCATCTTCACGCCGGCAATGTCTTCGGGCGTCAGCGTGGCGTCACCACCCTGCACGGGCATGTCGGCATCCGTGGTTGTTACCGGTTTGGTCTCTGCCTCTGCAGAGTCGGCGGTCTTCGTGGTGGGTTTTGCTTCGGGAGATTTGAGAGACATGTGGTCTGGTCCTTCCTCGTTGTCGTCTGCGTCGAGCGTGAGTCCAACGTCAGCACCCTGACGCCCCCACCCACGGGGGCCGATGGCAACGTGGTTGAAAATGTAGTCGGTTTGCACCAGGTCGTATTCCTCACCATCGGGTGAGACACCTGGCTCAGGGATGCGGTCGTTGTCGTAACCGCAGGAGATGTCGACGCCGCCGTAGGTCTGGATCCAGCCGTCGATGGTTGCGAGCGCCGCAGCATCGTCAACGATGAGCGAGCCCACCGCGGCCGATTCGTCTTCGGTCCATTCGGGATCCTCGAACACGCCGACGCGAAGTCTCCGCATATTCTCGACGTCGACCTCGCCGCCGTTCTCCTTTGGGTGCAACAGCACCACCGGGGCCGACTTGAGCGTGGGGAGCGCCTTCTGAATCTCTTCCGCGGGGCGATACTCGCGAACGATCTGACCGCCGCGGTTGTACTTGAACACGCCGGCCTTGGACGCCTTGGCGCGGTAGCGTCGACCGCCGTGCGGCGTTGGCTCGTAGCTTGTGCCGTCGACGGTAAATGTGAGGTAGCGGCGCTTCATGTCTCGCGAATCGAGCGTGATGCCCGTGAGGATGGGGACGTTGGGATGCGTCGCGGCCCACTCGGTGAGCGTGGTCGTGAGACCTTTGCCAAGCGCGACTTGCGCCTTGGTCTGCGCCTCGAGCGGATTGTCCAGGTAGATGACTGCGTCCACCTCCAGACCCTTTCGCAGGGTCCGTGGGACGTTGACGCCCTCGACGACGAACGTTTCACCAGCTGCTTCGCACGCGGCTTTGACGAGGAACGGAACCTCTGGCCATGGCTCACGCATCCAGTCATCCGTGTGGATGACGGGGCGATCGCTGACCTGGTTGCTGTAGCTCGTCTTGCCGGTGCCTGGAGCGCCGGTGATAGCGATGCGCTTGTATGCCGCGAGGACGTTGCGGAGTTTCATGAGCGCTTACGCTTGGGGAGAATTGGGATCGCCTGACACCTGCATCGGTCTGCCGTGCCCGGGTGTCCGTGGTCGTGCGGGCCGCCGCCTCCGCCGCGTGGCGGTGAGTCGTAGCTGCACTTGGTCCCGTTGAGCTTGCGGTGCCAAAGGCGGGTGTGCTGGTCGGGGACGCAGCGCCAGACGTATTCGGTGACGCCCAGTGCTTGGTGCCGCTCGCGCGTGAGCGTCGAGTTGATCTGGATGACCTGCCCGATCGCGATGTTGCGTGCGCGCTCACGTTCAACCCGAAGGCTTCGGGCGATGATATCTTCCAGTGCCTTGCCGCGGAGCCCCTCACGCGCCGCTTTCGCGACGGTGATGGTAAGCCGCTCGCTGACGTTGGCGACGATGCCGCGTACCCGCCGGAGCGTGCGCCGTGCAATCTGCTGCAGCCGCTTGAGCCGCATATTCGGCGCGGCGAATCCGATGGACCGCCGCACCTGGCGTGCGTTGTGCTCGTTGAGCTTGGATACGAGTTCGCTGACCGACGAAGGCGGAATCTGGAAGGCCCCGTGAAGGTCCTTCAGGTCGTCCTCGCGTGAGTCCGTCGTCAGACGTCGAAGCGCAATCTTGGTCGCCGCTGACTCCAGACGCTCGAAGTGGCTCAACACCAACCTTGCGAACTCTGCCTCTAAAGTCAGCGGCTCAGCCTGAGGCTTGCCGACCTGTAGCTCGTCCTTGTCGCGCTTGTCTAGCGTGAGTGGGACGAACCCGCGTGGCTCAATCCTCTTCGCCGAAAACGGTTGAGCCGATGTCGTGTTCATCTGGGTTCAGCGCCGAGAACGACTCATCATCGAAGATTGAATCATCGGAATCACCGAGCAGATCGGCCAGCTTCTGCTGTGCCTTGCCGATGGCGTTCCGATCGCCAGAGTCGACCGCGTCATTCAGAGCCGAGAACGCTTTCTCTCGCTTGGCGGCGCCTTTTACGATGCCGTCATGGTGAGATATCTCGTTGTCCAGATCGTCGAGGTCCACGAGCATCTTCGCGTGCTCCTTTCGGAGGGCGTTCTGCTCTGGGGTTTCATCGCCGATGTCGGCTTGGAGCTTGGCGCTGTGAGCGTTGAGCTCAGTCAGCTTGGTCTTTGCTGCCGGCAGGTCCCGGTGAACGGCTTGCGCCTCGGGGCTGTAGGCAGGTCGCCCATTCTCTGCATCCGAGATGCGCTCGCTGAGTTCTCTGGTTCGGCGTTTCACCGAATCGAGCTCGTCAAGCTTCTGGACCTTCTCTGGTCCAAGCGACTTGTGGAGCTCTTTCTCGGTGCGTTCTTCGGCCTTGGCTAACGCCTTGCGCTCAACCTTGGCAGCCTCGAGACGTGCCTTGGATTTCTCCACGCGAGCCTTGTCGGCAGCGTGGGCCTTGGTCACGTGCTCTTTGACTGACGAGCGACGCTCTTTGGAACCGAGTTTGGAACTTTTGGACTCGCCGCCACCCGATGAGCCACCAGAACCCTCTCCGAACTTACCGTCGTCTTGACGGGGTTGGCTTGAGTTGTAGGCGTCGAGTGAATCCGTGGTCACCCCGATGGGTCGCCACTTGAGCGGGTAGGTGATGACGCCGGCTGCATCCATTGCAACCGTTGGGACACGCTCGATGCCGCAGACGCGACAGCGATTGGTGCTTCCATGACGACACGAGGGAGCCGAGAAGCGGTTCATGTTCGCCACGAACGTCATGAGGTCCGTGTCGACTGGCGGAGGTGATTCCTCACCCAGAGCGTCTTCGGTGTCTGCCACGCCGTCAAGCGGCGGTTCAGTTTGCTCAGTCAGTGTCGGGTCGGGCGGTTCCGTGAGCTTTACATCCAGCTCCAGCGCCGCGATGTCCTCGGGCGTCAGAACGGGGCGTGTCGGCTCCGCGCTAAATCGAGCCTTGGCAATCTGCGGGACCTTGAGCGCGCCCATGTCCCTGTAGATTTGATCCGTCTGCGCGTTGATCGAATCGATCTCCGCTTGCTCCTTCGGGGTAACGTCGCGGAGCGGCGGGAACTTGACCTTGAACGAGTCCGGGGTGACGCCGCCGGTTGGGCCGTTGCGCGCCGAGAAGGCAACGCGAAGCCATCGTTCGAGCTGGGGGCGGAGCACGTCCTCTTGCTCGGACAAGACTTGCTTGTGCCAGTTGCGTTCGTCGCTTTCGCCCGTGGCGTTGAGGCCCGCGGGTGAGACACCCAAGAGCCGGGTGAGCGGCATCTCGAATGCAGCGGCGAGACGCTCCTTGTAGGACGTCAGGATTCCGTCGATCCCCGACAGCGAGAGCTGCGAGCGAACGAAGTCCTCGGAGTCGGCGTCGACAATGAGCGCTTTGACGGCGCTGCGGAACTGGTCGATGAGCTTGATGCGTTCTTCGATGGCGTCGCCGCGCCCGGCCAGCGTGAGGTCTGCGAAGCCCTTGAGCTTGTAGATGTTCTGATTGGCGTCAGCGAGTAAGCTCAACACCAACGCATAGGCGCCGTTGAACTGCTTGAGCGCCGTCATTGGGCGAAGCAGCACGGAGCTGCCCCAGCCGAGGTTTTCGGTGCGACGTCTCTTCGTGGTCTCTGCCCCGTAGAAGAGCAGGAACCGGGACTCGTGGATGTCTTCGCCGGCCCCGCTTGCTTGCCCGCCCGTGAGAGCGACCGAGTAGGGGGACAGCCGGTAGTGAGACGGCCTGCCGAACTTGGGGCTCAGCGGGTTGTCGTACCACCGTGAAGGGTAGAGCTCATCTCGCTCATAGGCCTGAGCGAACAGGAGCTCACCCATGCCAAGCGTGATCGGGAACTTCTGCTCGGCGTCGTTGTAGCCGATATGCACCGCTCCGCCACCGAACAGCCGCGACCACTTACGGGCGTCGACGACGTGCTTGGTGATTTTGAGTCGGTCGTTGAAGTCGATGACCGCTTCAACCTGCTTCGGCGTGAGGCCGCTAGCCTCGACCGTCCAGCCCTTCGCGAACGCATCGTCAACGATCGCGTCGACCTTGATGGCCGCTAGCTCGTCCGACTCGTAGAGCGCCTCCAAGAGCTGCGGGTAGTCCCACGCTCGATAGGCGATCGGGTTGAACGTGAACCCCGCAGTCTTGTCCGCAATCCCCCCAACGCCAGTGACTGGATTGAACCAACTGTCGGTTGTGAGGTTCGCGGTCATTGGGTACGGGAGAGGAGAAGGTCGAGCATCGGGTTGCGCTTCTCGCAGAGCATCATGTAAGCGCCCGACGTGGCGTCCACTTGGTCATCGTGAGCGCCTTCAGGGAACTGCTCGAGTTCGTCGAACCAGTTGTCCACCCAGGGGCCAGCTAGGACGTCAACGTTGCCGTTTTCGACCTGGGCTGAGAACGGACCGAAGCGAGTGAGCTTGTCTCCCGATGGGGAGAACGTCTCGACGCGGTAGCCGTGAAGCAGTCGCGAGTAGTGAGCGGCTTGGAACTTGCCAGCCTGCCCGGGGTCTTGCTCGATGCCGACCCGAATCAGTTTGCCATCGGTCTCTGCGGTCTGCACCGTGCGGGCCTCCACAATGGTTGGCTCGCCGCGGTACTGAGAGCAGTGTTCCACTAGCACTCGGCCGTTCTTGCGCATCGACATGCGCACGCCAGCCGTGAAGTCTGGGTCGTCCTTCTCCAGCTTCTTTTCGGTCGCCGCGAAGTCCCAGTAACGGACCGTGCTCAGGATGTCGTTGGGGCGCTCAGTAAGGATGTTAACCTTGGAGCGCTGGAAGTATTTACCGCGGCCAGGCTTGACCAGCCAGTTGCCGTGCTTGAGTCGTGCACGCTCAACCGGGTCGAGCTCATCGAGGCGCGACAGGTAACCCGGGTCGTTGCGTAGCAGGATTGGGTTATCAGCGATGGTCGCCGGGACGAACTGCCGAGCGCGTGCGCCTGGGTGCGTTGACGGAACCTCAATCTCTTCGTCTGTGTTGTCGCGCTTGGCGAAGTAGCGGACCTCACCACCCTTGGCAGGGTTGGGATACTCCGGATCTAGCCACGCCCGGAAGCGCTTGAACACCCACTCGTGACCTTGGTCACCGGGGTTGGTTGCGCTCCGAATCCGAATCGGGATGCCGTGAGACGAACGTAAGCGCGATTGCAGGTACGTGTACTGCTTACGCGTGA